GAACGGCTGGCCGCGGCCGAGCTCGCCCTGGCGGAGGCCGGCAAGCCCAAGGTGATCTACATCGCCATCCGCGACTTCGTGCCCGTGCGGACGCCGGACGGGCGGCTGATCACCCGGGAGATCCTGGCGGACGGGAGCCATATCGACCATGAGTGAGGCGTTCCGACTGCCGCTGACCTGGGTCCCGCGCGGCTACCAGGCCGAGCTCTGGAAGCACCTGCACGGGGGCGGGCGGCGGGCCGACGTGGTGGCGCACCGGCGCTGGGGCAAGGACGAGGTGGCGCTGCATTGGACGGCGGCCTGCGCCTCCACCCGCCCGGCCACCTACTGGCACATGCTGCCCGAGGCCTCGCAGGGGAAGAAGGCGATCTGGGACGCGGTGAACCCGCACACCGGGCGGCGGCGGCTGGACGAGGCCTTCCCCGAGGCGTTCCGCGCCCGCACCAGCGAAAGCGAGATGAAGATCGAGCTGGTCAATGGCGCGGTCTGGCAGGTGGTGGGCTCGGACAACTACGACCGGCTGGTGGGGTCCTCGCCGTTGGGGGTGGTGCTGTCGGAGTGGTCGCTGGCCAAGCCGCAGGCCTGGGAGTTCATCCGCCCGATCCTCCTAGAGAACGACGGCTGGGCGCTGTTCCTGTGGACGCCGCGGGGGCGCAACCACGCCACGCGGGCGTTCGAGAGCCGGATGCGCGATCCGGCCTGGTTCACCGCTAAGTCGCCGGCGACCGAGACGGACGTGTTCACGCCGGAGCAGCTGGAGCGGGAAAAGGCCGAGCTGGTGGCCGAGCTGGGGTCGACGGAGGAGGGGCTGGCGCGGTTCGCCTCGGAATATCTGGTGGACTTCGATGCGGCCACGCCCGGCGCCTACTATGCGAGCCTTCTCAATGACGCGGCGGGGGCGGGCCGCATCGGGGGCGTGCCGGTGGATCCGTCGCTGCGGGTCGACACCGCCTGGGACCTGGGCATCGACGACTATACGGCGATCTGGTTCTTCCAGCAGGTGGGGCGCGAGGTGCGGGTGGTCGACTATTTCGAGACCTCGGGCGAGGGGCTGCCGGCGGTGGTGGGCCAGGCGATCGCCGCCAAGGGCTACCTCTGGGGCGCGCACCACCTGCCGCACGACGTGATGGTGCGCGAGCTGGCGACCGGCCGCTCGCGCTACGAGACCCTGCGCTCGCTGGGGCTGTCGAACATCCAGGTGGGGACCGCCGCCGACCCCGAGGAGCGGATCAACGCCGGGCGACTGATGATCCCCATGTGCTGGTTCGACGCCGGGCGCTGCGCCCTGGGGCTGGAGCGGCTGCGCGCCTATCGCAAGCGCTGGAGCCGGGCGACGGCGAGCTATGCGGGACCGCTGCACGACCAGGCCAGCCACGGCGCGGACGCGTTCGGCGAGTTCGCCATGAACCGCCTGGGCGGGGCGGGGCCGCGGCGCGAGCCCGTCCGGCGGCATATGGGCGAACTCTCCTGGTTAAGCTGAACGGTTGAGAGGTCGTTAAGCGCGATCGGATACCGTTGGCATGTCGGGGGACGCCGTGGTGGGAGACCGCGGATGCCGGATTTCGTGCGGCACGCCCTGACGCTGGCTGAGGCCCATCCCATGGAGGCGGTGGCCCTGGCGGTCGTGATCGTCCTCTACCTCAACCTGATGACCTCGGACCCGCGGTCGTACTGAGCGCCCCTTGACGGCAAATATTACGCGTGTACCAATCAGTTTCTACAGATGTAAGAAACCGGGAGGATCGACATGCGTGGATCGAGATCGGCCGTGGCCGTGGCGACGGGGTTTGTGGCGGCGTTTGTGATGGCGGCGGGACGGGCGGTGGCGGAGCCCCTGACCTGGGCGCCGCCGGCAGAGCGCCTGTCGGTGCTTGGGGTGCTGGCCCATGCCACCGGGGCGGTGCAGGCGGCGTTCGCGATCCTGATCGCGGCGGCGGTGGCGGCGGTGGCCGTCTGGGCGATGAGCCTGGGTAAGGTCGGCGGCGGCGACGCCAAGGGCGTGGCGGTGGCGCTGGGCCGCCTGCGGATCGTGCGCTCCGGCGGGGCGCCGCTGGGCCTGCTGGCGGCGAGCTACACCCTGTTCGCCTGCTTCCTGGGCATGGCCAATGTGCGTCCCGCGCCGTCGCTGACCGTGCTGGCGCCCGGCTTCGCCGAGGCGGCGCTGGCGGTGATGCTGGGCCTCCTGGCGACGACGGTGGCGGTGGTGTGCGAGCGCCACCTGGAGGGCCGGATCCGACGCGCCGCCGCCTGATGACCGCGCCGCCGCCGATCACTGGAGGCCCGCCGATCACCGGGGCCGAGAGCCAGGTCATGGACGTGGTCTGGGCCGCGGACGGCGCCGGGGTGGGTGAGATCCTGGCGGCGGTGGGCCCCGCCAACGGCTGGGGCGAGGCGACCGTCCGCACCCTGATCCACCGGCTGGTGCGCAAGAAGGCGCTGTGCTCCGAGCGGCGGCGCGGCCTGGTGGTCTATGCGCCGCTGGTCCGGCGCGAGGCCTGGCTGACCGCCGAGAGCCAGGGCCTGCTGGACCGCCTGTTCGGTGGCCAACTCGCGCCCCTGGTAGCCCACCTGGCGCGCGAGCGGGTGCTGTCGCCGCAGGACCGGGCGCGCCTGCGCCGGCTGGTGGCAGAGCTGGATGCGGAGGAGGAGTGAGGGGGGAGATGTTCGTGTTTTGTTCTTGACATTCGGTCCGGATTTTGGTAGGTTTCTGTCGGCGTCGAAGAGTGCCCCGCCATCGGGGGCTGAGCCTCGGGCGTCTATGGCATGTCCACCGGCCTTGTCGTCATGACGAGCGCGGGCGCCACCTTTTGACTTCCTTGCTGGAGATTCGAGGTGCCTTCGGATCCGAAAGGTCCCTTTTCCGTGCCCGATCTTCTGGCTGAGGCCTGGAACGAGATGGTGGGGAAGAACCGCCTGCTCCAGGCGAAGAACGATCCGCTTGCGAACAGCGCCGCGCCGAACGCGAAGCCGCCGTTGACTGCGGCCGGGCCTGAGGATTCCCAGCGCGCGGCAGCGCGAGACTACGGCGCGCACTATCTGATGGACCTCGTGCCGCGAGGCGAAGGCACGACCAGCTACGACGCGAGCTATCGCAATGGCGACGGCAGCGGCCGATACTACCCGTCTGGTTGGAAGAAGCCGACCGAGCTCACCATCGACGAGGCGATCCGGATGGCGCCTGACATGACCCGGGCTGCTGGCAACTACGCGGTGGGTCTTTATCAGTTCAAGCCAGGTCTTCTTGCCGACGCAAAGCGGCGCATGAACCTGACGGGCTCGGAAGTCCTGACTCCGGCGATGCAGGACCGGATTATGCGCGATCGGCTCACCTATCGCGGCTATGATCGCTATCTCGCAAGCCCCAAGCAGCCCGCGGACCTAGCGAAGTTTCAAGACAACCTCGTCAACGAATGGCCGTCGTTGCCGAACTCCAACGCCGCGCCGCAATTCGACGGTGTGCGGACGCGTGTGCCGCGTGTGACTCCGATGGCGTTCCAGGCGGCGATTGCGCAGGCGGCGCAGGAGGCGGACCGAATCCGGGACAGTTACATCGACGCGGGCCAGGAACCCCCGCCGGGCGGCCGCTGGCGCTGAGCGCCCTAAGGTCGCGCGGGACGAGGGGACCGATAGCCGGCGGGCGGCTTGACCCAGCACTCCCAGCGGATGTCGCTGGAGCAGAGGGGAAGGTTCGGAGGCTTCACCGGCCTGTTGCGCTCTTGCTCGGCCAGCTGGCGCAGCCGGCGCTGGTCGCGGGGGTCGGCGAAGTCATTCTTCGCGAGATCGTCGGCCTCATAGGCGGGCAGCCATTCCAGCCTCTCGAGGCCCCGGGCCCGCCCGTCGACTACGGAGATCACCCTTACCATTCGTCCATCGCGTCGACGCGCGAAGAGGAAGTCGCAAGCGTAGGGACCGCAATTGTACACCTCGTGATAGCGGCGGCAGACCTCGGCGTGGCCGAAGCAGACATCGTCCTTGGCGTAGCCGCGGAAGGCGATCGGGCGAAAGCCCGCTGCGGCCAAGGCTGAGCGGACCGTGGAATAGGGTGTGAGCGGCCGCAGCTTGGGCAGGCCGTCGGCGGCGCGCGCCAGACTCGCGCTCGCACAGACCGCGACAAGAACGGCAGCGAACAGGCGCATGGTTGGCCTCCGACCGGAGGAAACTAGCGCGGGCTCAGGACGGACGCCAGGGATAATGTTCGTGATTTGTTCTTAATTCTCTCGGGCGATTGTGTACTTTGCAAATAGGCCAAGCTGAGGCGCAGGATCGGCGCGCCTGAAGGGGGGTGCGATGTTGACGGCGATCATTGTGGTGGCGCTGGCGGCCGACGACCTGGACACAGCGCGGCTGACAAAGGCCGAGGTGGCCTATCAAGATTGCCTGCTCGATGCCGCAACCAAATATGACGACCGCACGTCGGACGCCGCTTCGGTTAACCCCGCCGTCAGGCCTCCGGTACGTGAGGCGCTTACCGACGGCGCCCACCAGCGCGCGCGGCCCGCTCGGTGTCCTCGACGCCCGCGGCCGACCGGTTGGAATACTGGAAGTCGATCTCGGCCAGATAGCGGTGCAGATGCTTCTTGGGGCAGCGCTGATACACGCCGCGCATGCCGCGCTTGAAGATCGAGAACGAGCCTTCGACCGTGTTCGTGTGAACGAGCGGATGACTGCGCCCGCCGCCGCGGGCTGAGCTTCCGGCCTCCTTCACAGGCCTTGTGCTCAAGGGCTAGTAGCTGCTCATCGCCGCCGGGACGGGCGCGCTCCAGGCTGCGCGGCGCGGCAGTTCGTGACGACGGTCGCTGAGCAGGGCGGCAGCGGCTTGATGAAGCTGACGCGGCGTCCATCGGGCAGGCGCAGAAGGAGGCCGTCGAGATCGGTGGATTTCGCGGGTCTCGCGTCGGCGTAGCGAACGTGCCGAAGGCTGGGCGGCGCGTAGTCGTCCGGAACGCCCCGCGTGAAGACCAGCCAGTAGGCGTTGTCGGCACGCTGCCGGAACAGGAAATAGCACGCGGGCGCATCGGCGGCGCACGAGACCCGTTCGGGGAAGGCGCGGCAGATCCTGTCGGCGTCCAGGCAACGATCGCGGCCACCGTCGCCGTCGTCCTGAGCAAGCACCTTGATGGGCTCGAAGCCCTGGTCGATCAGCTGGCGTCGCGCTGCGGCATAGGCGGGCGCGCCGGCGATGTGCAGTGCGCGCGCCCTGGCGTGGGCGCCGCTGGCTGCCAGGGCGAACAGGCCGATGGCGATGAAGACTGCGCGCATTGTCGAGGCCTCCGAGGTCTCGAGCGTAGCGACCCCGGGGCTGGGCGTCAGGGAATTTGTTCATCGTTTGTTCTTGACATTCGCGCGGGAATTTGAGAGAGTAATGCCAGCGTTGATGAGTGCGCGCGCCGCGGCGGGCTGAGGCTCTGGCGCTGCGACGTGGTTGGGTGGACCGGCGCTGATGGCGTGCGGGACCGCCGCCCGCCCGTCGTTCCACCTCTCGTTTCAAGCTGTTGTTTCACCTGCTGTTCAATCCGCTGTTCAATCCGCGGTTCAATCCGCCGGGCCTGCTCGCGCGGGCCCTTTGCCATGGGGCGTCCATCTTGTCCGACGACGATATCCTGGAGGTGGCGCGCGCCGCCTTCGAGCTGGCGGCTGACGCCGAGGCGGAGAACCGGCGCGAGGCGCTGGACGACCTGCGCTTCGCGCGGCTGGGCGAGCAGTGGCCCGACAAGGTGCGGCGCGAGCGGGAGCGGGAGGGGCGGCCGTGCCTGACCATCAACCGCATGCCGGCCTTCATCCGCCAGGTGGTCAACGACGCGCGGCAGAACAAGCCGGCGATCACGGTGCATCCGGTGGACGACGGGGCCGACCGCGAGACCGCCGAGGTGATGAGCGGCCTGATCCGCCACATCGAGCAGAGCTCGGACGCGGAGGTCGCCTATGACACGGCGCTGGATTTCGCGGTCACGGGCGGGTTCGGCTATTTCCGGATCAACACCCGCTGGGCCGACGACGACAGCTTCGACCAGGACCTGGCGATCGAGCGGGTGGCCAACCCGTTCTCGGTCTATGGCGACCCCGATTCCACGGCCGCCGACAGCGCCGACTGGAACACCGCCTTCGTCATCGACACCGTGCCCAAGGCGCAGTTCGAGGCGCGGTGGAAGGGCGCCGACCCGGTGGACTGGGAGGCCGACGACTACGGCCGGCTGAGCGGGCCGTGGCTGGACGGCGAGCGGGTGCTGGTGGCCGAATACTGGCGGCGCGAGGCGGTGAGCCGGACCATCCTGGCCCTGTCGGACGGCCAGGTGGTGGAGGAGGCGGTCTACAAGGCCCAGAAGGCCATGTTCGACGCCCTGGGGGTGTCGGTCGTGGGTCGGCCGCGGCAGACCGCGAGCCACAAGGTCACCCAGCGGATCCTGACCGGCGCCGAGGTGCTGGAGACCGTGGACTGGTCGGGCCGCTACATCCCGATCGTGCCGGTCTATGGCGACGAGGTGATGATCGACGGGCGCCGGCGGCTGAGGAGCCTGGTGCGGGACGCCAAGGATCCGCAGCGGATGTTCAACTACTGGCGGACGACCTCGACGGAGCTGGTGGCGCTGGCCCCCAAGGCGCCGTTCATCGGGCGGCGCGGGGCGTTCGAGACCGACAGCGCCAAGTGGGCGACGGCCAACACCCAGACCCATGCCTATATCGAGTACGACGGGCCCGAACCGCCGATCCGCCAGTCTTTCGCCGGTCCGCCGGCCGGGGCCATGCAGGAGGCGCTCTCGGCTTCGGACGACATGAAGTCGATCATGGGGCTGTACGACGCCAGCCTGGGCGCACGGTCGAACGAGACCTCGGGCCGGGCGATCATGGCGCGGCAGCGGGAAGGGGACGTCTCCACCTTCCACTACATCGACAACCTTAGCCGGGCGATCCGGCACGCGGGGCGGATCCTGCTGGACCTGATCCCGCGGGTCTATTCCAGCCCGCGGGTGGTGCGAGTGCTGGGGGCGGATGGCAAGACGCAGGGTGTGGGCGTGGGGGCGGCGCCTGGGGCCGCCGATCCGGCCGGGCCGCTGCGCAAGGTGGAGAAGGTCTATGACCTGACGGCCGGCCGCTACGACCTGACCGTGAGCTCGGGCCCCAGCTTCACCAGCCGCCGGGAAGAGGCGGCGACCCAGATGATCGAGCTGATCCGCGCCTATCCGGCGGCCGCGCCGGTGATCGGCGACCTCTTGGCGCGGAACCTGGATTGGCCGGGAGCCGACGAGATCGCGACGCGGCTTTCGGCCCTGTTGCCGCCACAGGTGAAGGGCGTGGCGCCGGGGGCGCAGCAGGCCCAGGCCCAGCTGGCCCAGGTGGGCCAGGCGCTGGCGGCGGCCAAGGCCGAGATCGCCGCCCTGCGCCAGGACCAGGCGAACGCGGCCCGCAAGCTGGAGATCGAGGCCTTCGAGGCCGAGACCAATCGGATGCGGGCGATGGGCGCGCGCACCGCCTGATGCGCCATCGGGCTCAGGCGCGGCGGAGGCTCCAGGCGCGAACGGCCTCGAGCGTGAGCTTGATGGCGCCGAAGAGGGCGCCGCCGCCGAAGGCGAGCGCCAGGCCGCCGGCGACCATGTCCAGGTCCTCGCGTCCCGGGCGGGTGAGTTCGATGCGCGCGATAACGGCCAGCAAGGCGAGGGCGAGGAGGAGCCAGACGACCGCGCCGGCCACGAGCAGGCGCAGGCCGCGACCCGCGGCCCGCATCGGCGGCCAGTCCATGGCGACGATGGCGAAGGCCCCGGCGCCCCAGACGTAGAAGAACGGGAAGGCCACGCTGAGGCCCTGGCGACTGAGCAGCCAAAGCCCGGTGGGTGGCAGGAACAGCAGCCAGGGCGCCGCGCCGAGCGCCAGCACCGCGGCCGCCCGGGGCGAGCGGTTTCCACCGGCGCGCCAGGTCCGGAAGACCATCCAGGGCGTCATCAACGCCACGCAGAACGCCCAGAGCGCGAACGTGCCGCCCAGCAGCTCGCCGTCCTTCTGGAAGAGGGCGACGGGATAGAGGGCGATCGGCAGCAGCGCCACACGCTCCAACCGGGAATCGGCGTCCGACGAGACGGCCGCGGGCGGCGGCGGTTCGAAATAGTTCTTCATTTGTTCAAGGCTACCGCATTCGCGGCAGCCGACAAGACTGTGGGAGGGGCGTTTGCCGCAATATCGGTCTGAAACGGCCAAGGAGCCGTCCGAGCTGGTCGGCGGAGGCATGCTGGAGACCGGCGGCAAGCTGATGGGCGCCGGCGCCGAGCACATGCTGAAGGCCGCGCCCAAGGCGACCCGGTTCGTGCTGAAGCGCGTCGCGGGGGCGCCGGGCTATGCCTATGACATCACCAATGTGTTGACCGCGAAGGACAGGACGCGCGCGCTGTTCGGGCTTGCAGGCGAAGCGGCCGGCGGATTTGCCGGCGGCGCCCTGGGCGCGGCCGCGGGCGGCGTGGCGGCGCCTATCGGCGCGGTGCTGGGCTCGGCGGCGGGCGACGAGCTGGCCACGGAATTCTACGACGACCACCAGGCCGCCATCCGCCGCGCGCAGGACGCCACCAGCCAGTGGATCGCCCAGCGGCAGGCGGACGTGCGCCGCAAGCTCGGCCTGTGACAGCGCGACGCGACCGCATCGAAATCTCCACAAGGGAATGATCATGGACAAGGCCCAAGAGACCGACGACGCCGCGCATGAGGCGGCGGACACCCTGCCCGACGGTGCGGACGAGGCGCCGGACGACGCCTTCGAGGTGGAGCTGGACGGCCAGGTGCACAGCCTGCCCGGCGCGCTGAAGGGCGCGTTCCTGCGCCAGGCCGACTATACCCGCAAGACCCAGGAGCTGGCCGAGCACCGGCGGGCCCTGGAGGCGGACCGCCAGGCGCTGGCGGCCCATGCCCAGGACCTGGCGAACGGCCGCGAGGATCGCCTGCGCCTGGCGGCCCTGGACCATCAGCTGGCGGAGCTGCAGGGCGTGGACTGGAAGGCCTATGCCGCACAGGACCCGCACGGGGCGCAGGCGCTGTGGGCGCGGTTCCAGGCGATGGCGGAGGCGCGCGAGCAGCTGGCCCAGGCCGTGGCCCATGCGCAGGAGCGCGATCATCTGCACGCCGCGCGCAACCACGCACAGAAGATGGCCGACACCGGCCAGGCCTTGCGGCGGGAGATCGACGGCTGGTCGCCGGAGGTCGCGGCCAAGCTGGTGGACTACGCCCAGGCGTTCGGCATCCGCCCGGACGAACTGGCCCAGACGGCCGACGCGCGGCTGTGGAAGCTGCTGCACAAGGGCTGGCGGGCCGATGCGGCCGGGCAGGGTGCGGCCTCGGGCGCGGCCGTCGCGGTCCGGCCGGCAGTGACCTTGGCCGGGAGCGGGGCCGGGGCGGGTGGCGTCCGGGACGAGCTGGGCACCAAGGAGTGGATGCGCCGGCGCAACGACCAGCTGGCGCGGGCGCGCTGATGGCCAGGTTCCTGGATCTTCCGCCCGGCTCGGGCACGGCGCTAAGCCCGCCGCTGTTCCTGACGCCGCCAGAGCAGGCCTCGCTCGCCCGCGCCCCGCGATATCCGCCGCGCCAGGGCGCAGTTCGGCTGGTGTCCACCGCGCCGGGCTGCCCGCCCGCCCAAGGGCTTCCGGCGCGGGGCGCCGGGACCGATGTCACCGTTCGGGCCTATCCCGTCCGCAACGTGGGGGGGAGGGCCGACCACATGTACGTCACCTTCGACGATGGCTCGAACCGGTTCATCGCGCGCGGTGGCCCTTCGGCGGACGGCGCGGGCATGCTGGGCGGCCTGCGCGCCGACAACCTGACCGTGACGGGGCGTGTCGACCCCGCCGACCGTAGTCCGGACGCGCGCGGCGGCGGACGGCTGATGTTCGAGGGGTTCCTTCCCGGGCAAAGCGCTGTGGAGGCGGTCCAGCCCGCAAAGGATCACGCCGCCGGCGTGAACCGCGGGCGCAACGACTATCGCCGCGACTCCTCGTCCAACAGCTTTGCGGCCGATGTGGTCGAGAGCCTGTTCGGTTGCCGGGTCGGTGACGATCGGACCTGGGGCGGTGACACTGTGCTTCGCGAGGACGCCCCGGGCCTGCGCCAGCCTGACCTTCAGGCGTTCAAGGATCCGCGGTTGTTCTGATCCCCGCGACGCTGGCCGTCCAAGGACGCCTGGGACATGCGCATGAGAATGACCACAGCGCCCAGGCCAGAGGCGATCAGCAAGGCCGTCGTCGGCCCGGCCACGGTGAGGAACCCGAGGACCGCGGTATCGTCCTTGCTGGCGTCGGCGAAGGCCGAAACCAGCAGGACCAGCGGAGCCACGGCCGGAACCCAGACCGCGAGCAGGGCCCGCCAGAGCGGAGGCTGGCTGCGGGCCGCGGCGATCACCCACCAGATGGCCCCCGCGCCGTAGGCCGCCGCGCCCCAAGTGGGCGACCCGAACCCGGCCCACGCGAGCGCGGCGCCGGCGGCGAGCGCAAGCCCAGGTCCAATGTAGTGTCGCATCGCGGCGCGTCCTGGCGGCGTTCTTTAATTGTTCTAGCCGAGCTGCAATCTGGCCGCAAGCGCCGCGGACTCCGCAACCGGAGCACTCCGCCGCGCCGCCGCCCCCCGCCCGAACACGCCCGGCGATCCGGCCTCGTGCGGACCTGAACCCCAACCCATTCACAAGGACCCAAGATGGCCAACTCCATCCTGACCGCCACCGCGGTGACGCGGGAGGCGCTGCGCGTGCTGCACCAGAAGCTCAACTTCGTGGGCACTATCACGCGCGACTACGACGACAGCTTCGCCCGCCAGGGCGCCAAGATCGGCGACACGTTGAAGGTTCGCCTGCCGAACCAGTACGTGGTGCGGACCGGGGCGACGCTGGGCAATGGCGGCACGCTGAACGACACCACCGAAAGCTCGGTGGACCTGAAGGTGCAGACCCAGAAGGGCGTCGACCTGAACTTCACCTCGGTCGACCTGACCATGGCCCTGGACGACTTCTCCGAACGCATCCTGGAGCCCGCCATGAGCGTGCTAGCCGCCAATATCGAGGCGGACGCCATGAACATGTACCGCGACGTCTACAACCAGGTGCACAACGTCGGCGCCGCGGCGAACTTCGCCAAGGTGCTGCAGGGCCGCAAGCTGCTGGTGGACAACCTGGCGCCGCTGAACGGCCGCACGTGCAACCTGAACACCCAGGACAACGTGGACATGGTCAACGACCTGAAGGGGCTGTTCAACGACCAGTCGACGATGGGCAAGCAGAACCGCGAGGGCTACCTCGGCCGCACGGCCGGGTTCGACTTCATGGAGAACACCCTGTGGCCACGCCAGGCGTCGGGCACGGACACCGGCACCCTGCTGGTCAGCGGCGCCGGCCAGACCGGCTCGACGGTCACGGTGACCAACCCGTCGTCCAAGACGCTGAAGGCCGGCGACGTGATCACCCTGCCGGGTGTGAACCGGGTGCACCCGGAGACCAAGGCGGACACCGGCCTGGCCCAGCAATTCGTGGTGACGGCCGACGTGGCCACGAACGGCACGGCGATCCCCATCTCGCCGGCGATCGTGACGAGCGGGGCGCTGCAGAACGTGACGGCCTCGCCGACCACCGGCCAGGCGATCGGCAAGGTGGCCGGGGCGGGCGTCAACTACGGCGTGTCGCTGGCCTACCAGAAGGGGGCCTTCGCCTTCGCCACGGCGGACATGGTGATGCCGCACGGCGTCGACTTCGCCAGTCGCGAGGTGTTCGACGGCGTCTCCATGCGGATCGTGCGCCAGTACGACATCAACAACGACAAGTTCCCGTGCCGTCTGGATGTCCTCTACGGCTACAAGACCATTCGGCCGCAGCTGGCGTGCCGCCTGGCCAATAACTAGCGGGCGGGCGGCCGGGCGCACTGCGTCCGGCCGCCGCCACAGCAACGGGCCCTGCCGGCCCCGAGAGAATTTCCGAACCCCTCCAACGGCCGCGATCCTGCGGCTGCGGGCTGCTGCGCGGCCCTATCCGGATGCCCCACATGGCGATCACCACCTATGCCGAGCTGCAGGCCGCGGCGGCGAACTGGCTGGTTCGCGCGGACCTGACCGCGCGCATCCCCGAGTTCATCTCCCTGGCCGAGGCGCGGCTGAACCGCGAGCTGCGGGTGCGGCTGGCGGAGAGCGAGGCGGCGCTGACCACCGTGGCCGGGGCGCGCACCCTGCCGCTGCCGGCCGCCTTCGCCGAGGCGCTGGCGCTCTGGATCGTGTTGCCGGAGGGGCGGCTTCCGCTGCGGTTCATGGAGGCCAGCTTGATCGGCGCCTCCTCGCTGCAGGGCCGGCCGCGCAGCTGGGCGATCGACGGCGCGAACCTGGCGTTCGAGCGGCCGTGCGACCAGGCCTATGGGCTGGTGCTGCGCATGCTGCAGGCGTTCGCGCTGTCGGACGCGGCGCCCACCAACCCGCTCCTCGCCGAGGCGCCGGACGTCTATCTGTTCGCGACGCTGTCCGAGGCGGGCCCCTTCCTGCGCGATGGCGACCTGGCCGAGGCCTACGAGGCCAAGCTGGAACGCGCGATCGCCGCGCTGAACGCCAAGGACGCCCGCAGCCGGGCGCCTCGGACCCTAGGCAGCGAACTGTCCGACCTGATGCTCAAGAGGAGTTGCTAGATGCTGGTTCCCATCGGACCGGAGGTTCCCGCCGCGGTGCGCGGCGTGCTGAAATCCCTCCACGACGCGGTCGGCCGCCTGCTGGCGCCGGGCGCGCCCACGGCCCTGTTCGCCACGGCCCAGGCGGGGCTGCCCCGCGCGGCCGACCATCCGCGCACCCTGGCGCTGGTGACCGACCTCAACATCCTGGCCCACTCCGACGGCGCCCACTGGATCCGCCAGGACACCGGCGCGGTGATCGTCTGATGCCGTCCTCCTGGTCCCCTTCGCTGCGCTTCGAGCTGCAGTTCACCGGCGAGAACATCAACCTGTGGGGCGAGAAGCTGAATGCGGTGCTCGGCCATGCCGACTACGCCGTGGCCGGCTGGCTGACCAAGCCGCTGACGGGCGCCACCGCGCTCAGCACCGCCAACGCCGGCGACGACGAGGCGCGCGCGGCGATGATCAAGTTCACGGGCGGGGCGGGGCCGTTCACGGTGACCCTGCCGCCAGTGAGCAAGGCCTATCTGGTCTGGAACGCCTGCGCGGGCCCGGTGACGCTGACCACGGGCGCGGGCGGCGCCGTGACGATCGACGCCGGCGACATCGTCTGGACCGCCACCGACGGCGGCGTGGTGAAGACGCCCGGCTACGGCGGCGCCTCGATCAAGGACTGGGTGTCCGGCGTGGCCTGGTCCTACAACGCCGGCGCCTTGCCCGCCCAGGCCGGCAACGCGGGCAAGTTCGTCAAGACCGACGGGACCACCGCCAGCTGGCAGCCGGTCGCCGCCGCCGACCTTTCCGACTACGCGACCGCCGTGAAGGGCCTGGCCCTGGCGTTCGCCGTCGCCCTCTAGAAGGAGATCCGACCATGGCGGTGACCGCCAACAGCATCATCACGCCCCAGACGCCGAAGTCGAACGTGGTCAACCTGACCACCGCCAACTCGAGCTATGGGACCAGCCCCACCAACAGCCAGCTGCTGGTCACCGCGGGGCCGAACGGCGCGCGCCTGACCAAGCTGCAGGCGATTCCGTGCGCCAGCGTCGCCACGGCGAACCAGATCCAGATGTTTCGGGACGCGGGCACCGCGGGAGCCTCGAAGTTCTTCTCCGACAGCGCCCTGATGGCCACCTACGCCATGGCCCAGACCACGGAGGCGCCGACGACGGACTTCGGCTACTCGGACGACAATCCGCTGATCCTGCAGCCGAACGAGCGGATCTACATGGCCGAGGGCCAGTCGGTGAGCGTCAACGCCGTCGCCGAATGGGCGGACTACTGATGGGGCAGAAGCTTCGAGGCCTGCTGGGGCAGAGCCTCACGGGCGTCCGGCGCAAACCGGGGCTGGAGGTGGATACGTTTCCGCCGGGGACCTACACGTGGACCTGTCCCAGGTCGGGGTTTTATCGGTTCGTGTTGTGGGGATCCGGTGACACTCTAGTGGGCGGAATAGCCGGAGGTAGCGGTGCCTACGTGGAGAAAGTAGCGTTCGTCGCGGCGGGGCAGAGCGTTGCGCTGGTCGTTTCACTGAGCGCACCGGCGGGTGCCAGTTCAGCCACGTTTCCTAACGGCGCTGTTCTGACCGCGGGTTCTGCAAACGCGAGTGTGGGCGGGACTGCGAGCGGGGGAGATTTCAATCTAAGCGGCTCCAATGGCACTGCGGGCGGCAGCGGGCAACCTGGCGGAAACGGCAACGGAACGGCAGGTGGTTCAGGCACTGCCGATGCAGGCACTGGCGGCGCAGCTGGAGCGCCGGGTCGTGTCACTCGGATTGGTGTCTTCCGAGGAGGCAACGGAAATAGTCGGGGGGCGGCGGCCGGCTCTTCTTCAGCTCAAGCCGGTTCAGGCCTTTGCGTTATTGCGCGCCAATTTGATGGTTCGATTTAGGTCCGGCGATAGATAGTCAAGCTGTCTCTTCGATCGTACAGGCGAGGCAGGGCCACGCGCTGTAGAATATTGAAATCGTGCTCAAGAAGCTCGAAGAGCGAAGTTGAGCCTGCAATTCCATCTGGGGGCTCGGCAATTATCGCGAAGAGTCTTCTTAGCCGAAGAGCGCCAACAGCTTCGAAGCACCATTCGGCCCCCTGTGTCGGCCACGAGCAGAAGACCGCCCTGTCCGGATAGCGCTCGACCGCTTCTACCGCGCCGAGCTGTTCCACGGGCGCATAGGCGGCGACTTCGAAGCCATGTTCGCCGACGCCGGATGGGGCAAGGTCCGTGGCGATGATGTCGGCGCCGGCGGCCGACAGCAGGGCGGTCCAGTAGGCGGAGCCGGCGCCGATCTCCACCAACGGGGAGAGTTCCACAAGGGCGGCGACCGCCTCGGCGCAGGGGACGGAGAAGCCCCAGACCTGGTTGAAGGCCCAGCGCAGGTCCGGGCGCCCATCGATCTCGAGCGTGGCGCGGGGCGGCGGGGCGCCCGTGGCGACCCATTCGGACATGCCCGCCAGGGGACTCTGCGCGAGCAGGGTTCGAAAATGCTCGTGGAGGCGCTGACGCGCCGTCATCACAACCTGGTCGGTGCTCATGGATGGGCTTCTAGCAGACGAGATTTGAGCCACACACGGCAGAAGGCGCCGCGCGACTATATCGCGCCGTCCAAAGCCGCCAGCACGGCATCAATGGCTCCGTGCCAGTCGCCCTGGGAGGGTTGGCGGATCAGGCGCAGCGAGGGGTACCAGGCGGCGACGCCGGGGGCGGCTTCTCGCCAGCGCCAGTCGGCCTGGTCTTTCTGGAGCAGAACGAAGCCGGGCTTGCCGAGTGCGCCGGTGAGGTGCGCCACGGAGGTGTCGATGGTGACGACGCAATCGAGCCCCGCCACGATCTCGGCGGTCTCCCGAAAGTCGCGCACGCCGGTGTCTTCGGGCTGCAGGCTGATCGCGCCCGGCAGGTCGAGGAGTCGCTGGGCGAGGGAGGCGGGCAGGCTGCGGTTCGGGTCCGGGCGATCGTTGCCCTTCCACATGACGCCGATGCGGCCGCCGCTGGGACGCGGCTGCGCCGAGAGGTAGGGGCAAGGAACGGGGCTGACCCACTGCGGCAGGCTGAGTGGGAGCGTCCAGTAGTCGAACTCCGGCGAGACGGAGACCGGGTCGGTGCGCGGGACGATGGTGGCCGGGAAGCCCTGGAAGAGGGGCGCCAATTCGGGCCACGTCACGAGCGTGACCTGGGCGGCGCGCACGAGAGGGACAAAGCGCGCGGCGAAGATCTGGTCGCCGAGCCCCTGTTCGACCCAGATGAAGAGGCGTTTGCCGTCGAGCGGTTCGCCCTGCCATTCGGGGAAGCCGAGCCGGTTGGCGAGGGAGTTCCGGCGTTCGTCACGCGCCTGATAGAGGCGCCAGCCCTCGGCGTCGCGTCCCAGGCAGAGGTAGACGTTTCCGAGGTTCAGGCGGGCGTGGGTGAAGCCGAGCGCCAGGGCCTGCTCATAGGTGCGCGCGGCCTCGGCCGGATTGCCGGTTCGCCACAGGCGGTTGCCCAGGTTGAAGAGCGCGATCGGGTCGGCGGCGCTGGCCAGGTCTTCGCCCATAGGCTCAGTCTAGCGGCGGAGTCGCACGCCAGGCGAGCCCTGGGGCGGCGAGGAGCCGAGGGCTGGAACCGGCATCAACCCAGCCGGACCGCGCCGACCTTGGCCAGGATGCCGGCTGTTCGCACGACGGCAGCAGCCTGGAGGTTCAGCTGTGCGGCCGCTTGCGCCACGGTGACGTCGCTTGCGGCGATCAGGGCGAACAGGCGCTGCAGGAGGCTCTTGGCGGACGGAAGATCGCTGAACAGCATGCTGGCCAGGGCCGCGTCGAGGCCCGCGGTCGTCGCGCCGGGCGCCAGGCTGAGCCGGGTGGCTTCGCCGATGCGCGCCGTGGGGTAATGGCCGAACGCATGGAATGGGTCGAGGCGGGCCGAGCCCTCCTGAGGCGCCCGCTGGAGCCGGCCGGCGGTGTCCGGGTCGGCAGCCGCGGCGGCGCGGCGGGCGTTCAGCTCGCCCCAGAGCGCCTGGTACTGGCGATAGACCACGGCCCAGTCGTAGACCTCGCGGGCGCGGCGGCGGCCAGCCTCGCCCAGGCTGCGGCGACGATCGGGATTTTCGACGAGGCCGCAGAGCACTTCGGCGAGCTGGTCGAGGTCGACCGAAGTCGTAGTCGCCGCGTACCAGCAATAGTAGTCGTAGCTGACAATGCCGATCTCATGGCCGCGCGCGAGCGGCGCGCCGCAGCCGTGAGCGGGTGACCAGGTGCGGATGCGGTAGCCATCGACGCCGTCGCGGATGGTGTCCTTGTAGCCGTCCCAGTCGGTGACCACGACCGGCAGGCCGGCCGCCATCGCCTCGATCGGCGTGAGGCCGAAGGTCTCCTGGATGTTGTCGGAGAGCGAGACGAAGAGATCGGCCGCGGCCCAGGCGTGGCCGCGGGGGATCGGATCGCGCCCTTCGACGAACCGGACGTCCACGTCGGGGGCGAATTGGGCCGCGCCGTCGGCGAACGCCTTGGCGACCGCGTCGTTGGGGGACCAGCCGCACATGAGGAGCGCGATCCGCTGGCCGGTGCGCCTGGCGGCGGCCTGGAGGCCGTGGAACATCGGGTAGGGGTGGGCCTTGGCGTGGAACACCAGCCGGCCGACGAAGAGGGCGGTGACCTGGTCGGGCGCGAGGCCCAGGGCCTCGCGGCCTGCCGCCCGCGCCTCGGGCGTGATGGCGTAGTCGTCGCAGTGGACGCCGAGCGGGATGATCGGCAGCTGCGGCATGGGGATGGACACCGCCGGGCCGAAACGCCAGCGCAGGTAGTCCGTCTCGGCCTCGTGAACCCGGCGGATGGTCTCGACCACCGATGACGAGGTGCAGACCAGGGCGTCCCACGGCTCGACCGGCTCGCGCAGCAGGCCGACGATCTCGTCCATGGAGCCGGCGCTGGCGGTGGTGTGAGTGACGCCGCAGAGCGAGAAGGCGGCGGGTCCGCTGCGCAGGCGCAGGCGCGAATGGGTCGCGACGGTGATGTCCGCCAGATAGAGCACGCCGACTTCGCCCACGCGCGAAATCTCGTCGGCCGGGATGGCGACGATCGGTGCGGTCGGGTCGATCTCCTGGACGATCTTGTTGAAGCCCGACGCCAGCTGGGCGGTGCGCACCAGCCCGTAGACGGAGGCCTGGCCCCGCGCCTGGACCGCCGCCTTGAGGAAGCCATAGCCGGCCGCCTGGCGGCCCATGAGCTTGGGCTTGGCCATGTCGTAGGCGTCCGGCTCGGCCCGGACGACCGCAGTGGCCGGGACTGGGGAAGAAGGCTCTGACACGGGGCTCCACGGCGTCTGCTGCGAGGGCCGGATCAATGCGGCGTTCGCGCCGCCGACACAAGCCGCGCGCGCGGCGTCAGCGAGAGCAAGATGAAGATACCCCTCGAGCTACCGCCGGGGCTGAACGGCGATGACACCAGCTATGGGGCCGCGGGCCGTTGGGCCGACGGGTCGAACGTGCGGTTCAGGCTGGGCCGTCCCGAGACGATCGGCGGCTGGGAACGGCTGATGAGCGAGCCGCTGACCGGCGTCTGCCGGGCGGTGTTCCCCTGGACCGACAACGGCGGCGTCCTGAACGTGGCGTTCGGGACCCATTCGAAGCTGCAGCTCTGGCGCGGCGGGGCCCTGTTCGACGTCACGCCGGCCAGCGGGTTTGCGGCGGGCGCGATCGATGGGGCGGGCTCGGCGGGCTACGGCACCGGCGGCTATGGCGTGGGCGGTTACGGCCTTTCCTCGGCGTTGGACTATTTCCCGCTGACCTGGTCGTTCGGCGCCTGGGGCCAGCAGCTGCTGGCCAGTCCGCGGAACCAGACGATCTTCGCCTGGACCAACAACACCGCCCAGCCGGCGCAGGCCCTGGCCAACGCGCCGGCCAACGTCACCCACATGCTGGTGGCGCCCCAGGACGGCGGCTACCAGGTCTTCGCCCTGGGCTGCAACGAGGAGGTCTCGGGGGTCTTCAATCCCCTGTGCATCCGCCACTCGTCGATCCGCAACAACACGGAATGGAGCACCAGCGCGTCAGGGTCGACGGCGCGGGAGTATGTGCTGACCGGCGGGGGCCGGATCGTCGCCGGGCGGATGTGCGGGCCCTACATGTTGGTCTGGACCGGCGACGCCCTGTTCCTCGGGGCGTTCGTGGGCGCCCTGAACCAGCCGTGGCGATTCGAACGGGTGGGGCGCAACTGCGGCCTGATCGGGCCCAATGCGGCGGTGGTGGTGGGACAGACGGCCTTCTGGGCCAGTCCCGACCGCCAGTTCTACCGCTATTCGCCCGGCGGCCAGCCGGAGCCGGTCACCTGTCCCATCCGACGCGATTTCGCCGAGGAGTTGGCGGCGAGCCAGGGCGACAAGGTGGTGGCCTCGTCCAACGCTGAGTTCGCCGAGGTGAGGTTCGATTACCCGGACCGCCGCGACGGCTATGAGAACAGCCGGTTCCTGGCGGTGGCCGTGGACGGTCCCGACGCCGGCGCATGGCACCGCGGGCAGATGGCGCGGACAGCGTTCGTAGACGCCGGGCCTTCGGCCTATCCGATCGGGGCTGCGTTCGACGGTTCGGTGTTCCTGCACGAAAAGGGGCGCTCGGCGGACGGATCCAGCTTCGCCTGGTTCGTCGAGACCGCGGACACCTACCTGGATCCCGAGCGGACCTTGCTCGTGCGGGGCCTGTGGCCTGACTTCAAGGACCAGATCGGGCCCGTGACGGTGAGGCTCGCCGCGCGGCTGCATCCGCAGGACAGCGGCCAGCCGCCGGCCGCAGTGGCCATGGCCCCGGGCGAGCCCAAGGCGGACCTGTTGGCCAGCGGTCGGGTCTTCCGCATTCGCTTTTCGGGCGAGAGCGCCCCCACCGGCTGCCGGATCGGCAAGCCCGTCTTCGACGTCGCGCCCGCGGGGCTCGGCTAACCGCTAGTTTCAGCAGGAGATTGCAGAATGCCCGACCTTGGGCTGTCGTTCGGCGGCAGCGCCGAACACAGCAACACCTCGTCGAACTTCAATTCGAACTCGAACACGGTCGCGAATTCGAACAGCAGCTCGATCACCAACACCAATCAGAACGGCACGTTTCACAACACCACCTCTCCGGTCGTGCCGGAGTGGGGCTCGTCGCTGGTGCAGGGCGCGGCCGGGCGGGTCGGCGGCCTCTTGAACCTCAATCCGGAGAGCCTGGTGGCGCCGGAGAACGGGCTGCAGCACCAGGCCATCGCCAACGCCGGCGGACTGGGTAACCTGGAGTTCAACTATGACAAGGCCGCCGACCTGACGCGCGGTGCGGGGGACACCTCCTGGCTGCACCCCTTCATGACCAGCGCAGCGCCATCAGCGGCGGCTGGGCAGGCGTCCAGCTATCTCAATCAGTACATGAACCCCTACCTGAACCAGGTGGTGGATTCGAGCGCGGCGGACTTCGACGCGCACGCCGGCCAGGTGCGCGCGCAGCAAGCGCTGGACTTGGCCGGCTCCGGGGCCTTTGGGGGTTCGGGCGCCGCCCTGACCCAGAGCATGACCGAGGGCGAACTGGCGCGGGCGCGCGCCTCCACGCTCTCGGGCCTGCGTTCGCAAGGCTTCAACACCGCGCTGGGCGCGGCGGCGGGCGATGCCGATCGCAGCACCCAGGCGGCCATCACCAACGCCCAGCTGGGCCTGCAGAACCGCGCGCAGCAGGCCGGCTTCGGCTTCCAGGGCCAACAGCAACAACTGCAGGCCGCCAACCAGCTGGTGCAGCTGTCGAACGCCCACGACGACAACGCCCGAGCCAACATCGCCACCCAGGCGAACATGGGCGGCGTGCTGCGCGGCATCGACACCGACCTGCGGCAGGCGCCGGTGACCAACACTCAGCAGGTGGTGGCGATGCTAAGTGGCCTGCCGATCAACCTGTTCGTGGGCCAGGACGCGCAGGGCCAGTCCTCGCAGACCGGGACGAGCAACACGGACACCACTGCCAACGAGAACAGCACGACCACGACCAGCGGCTCGAGCCAGAGCAAGAGCAGTGGAACGACCGTGAAGGCCAACGCTGGCCTGACTGTTCCGGTGGGCTGATCGCTTCGTCGCCGCCAGGAGACCTCAATGACCACGCAATCCGAACGCCTGGCCGCTGTGGAGCAGCGGCTGGGCGACCACGAGGCGCGCTGCGAGGAGCGGCTCGCCGAGATCAAGGCGACCTCGGCCTCAACCCTGCGGGCGGTCGAGGGCCTCAAGGGCAGGGCCTGGGGCGTGACCGCAGCTCTGCTGGCCTGGGCGCTGGCGCAGCTGTGGAGCGCCAATGCGGTCCGCATCGAGCGGCTCGAGGCCCGGGCGCCCCATACGCAGGAGGCCATCCGTGTCGCCGCCCGTTGAGGTCCGCTGGTTCTGGCGGCGCGTCTACACCTATGCCGCGACACTGCTGAACAGCGCGGGCGTGACGGCCATCATCTGGCGCATCAATGACGCCGAGGCGCTGAAGTGGCTGGGGCTGGCGCTGGTGGGCGCGAACGTGGCGACCGCCACCCTCTATCTAGCCGGCGCCACCGTGACCGACTGGGCCAAGCTGGCCGCGGCCGCCCGCCACGCCGCCGACTGATCCGAACCCTCAGGAACATCGACATGACCACACCGCTATCGGCGCACTTCGCGCTGGAGGAACTCGCGTGCACACAGCATCGCGAGATCGACAATCGGCCGCCGCCGGACGTGGTGGCGGTGCTGCGTTCGACCTCGGCGCGCCTGGAGGAGGTGCGCAGGCTGCTGGGGGACCGGGTGATCTCGGTGTCCAGCGGCTATCGCTGCCCGCAGCTCAACCGGGCCGTCGGCGGGGCGCGAGCGTCCGCCCACCTCACTGGCCACGCGGTCGATTTCAACTGCTACAGCTTCGGCGATCCCCAGGCGGTGTGCCGGGCTATCGCGGGCTCGGACCTGGCCTTCGACCAGCTCATCGAGGAAGGCACGTGGACGCACGTCTCCTTCGATCCGCGCATGCGCCGGCAGGTGCTGACGCGCCGCGCCGGCGGCGGATACGAATTGGGGCTGCCGTCGTGATGCCGCGCACGATCGCAGCCCTGGTCGGGCTGGGGGCCGTGCTGGCGGCAGCGCTCGGTCTCTACTGGAAGGGCCGGCTCGAGGGCGCGGCGGGCGAGCGTCCGAAGGTGGAGGCCGCGGTCGCCCAGGCCGCTGTCGCGGGGCTGGAGACCCGCGGCGCGGCC